GCAGGAGACGCCCAACAGGGCGAAAGCTGCAAGCATTGGATACAGGGTCCATTTCATAAGAGTTCCTTTATAGAAAGTGCCCACTAGATGTCCAGAAGTTTTAAGGCAAAAGCCAGTAAAGCAACAGAGACTAACAGCGAGACTACTGTAACAGCAGGGTCATCAATCATGGGGAAACTATTCCTTAGGTTCTATAGAAAGATACCGTGGGTAGGTCTCATACTGTTGAATAAGTGGCCCCAACCTATGTTGCAGGTTTCTCTTATAGAGTTCTTCAACGAGCCTCTTGTTAATTGAGGGACGGTCCATGACATTGAAAAACATGAGGCGGGCTTTTTCTTTGCCTACACCCAGAGATACCATCATCTGGTACTGTGTTTTATGGTCTAAACCAAGACGAGCGAAACCACGAGACACTCGCAACAACTCAGCGTTCAAAGATTGTTTGCCTTCGACTTCATCCTCGTAAAGATCTCGAATGTTGTCTTTATCAATAGGCTTCTTTGAAAAGATCCGATACTTCTTATCTGAAACTTCTTTTACACGCTTAGTGTGGTCGCGTATGAAGCGTCTAAACTGTTGTTCTAAATCAACCTGATGGACTTTTATGGGCCAAACACCATCCATAAGCTCGCCTACGGGGGAGTCACTCCATTTAGAATAGTCTCCTCCCACAGCTTGGGCCGCATCTATAGCGTCATTAAGAGTACGAGGTTCGTAAGCTTCCTTTAATATATGTCCTAGAGATTTGATAAGAACCTTCCCTGTGTTGTCTACCTCAGGAATCCAGATTGAACGCCCCGTTGTTTCGTTCTTGTTGTTAAGAACATCAGAAATAGAACTAGCTAAAATCTGGTCATCGAGATAAGTATCAAACACTAGACCAGTGGCGAACCTGCTTGCGGCTTTTCCAAAGTCACCATTCAACATATGGTGCATCGCCCTCATAGTGGGATCAGACAAAAGGCTGAACGGGTTCATATAGGTAAGATCCATTGATCGTAACTCCTTCGTCTTTTTGTCTCTAACCCACCAGAAGGAATGACCTCGTAGATAGATAGGCATCGACTTCCGAAGGGCTTCATCTTCGTCATCCCCAATACCAGACATTGCCGCCAAAACAGCGGGTCCAGCAGCAGATACCACACCAAGCATACCTGTCATAGATGCAAACCTACGAAAACCACGCGCTCTGATAACATCGTTGTCACTGGCTATTTCGTCAAAACTAAGCTTGTAGGTATTGATGACAATGCGGGGGACTTCTGTTTTGAACCGGAGGAACGGAGCGAACAGAAGACCAAACCCAGAATGAGAAAGATTAGTTACGACCTCAGGCGCTTCGCTCAAAGACTGTGCCGTCATCTTAACTTTACGAGCAGCTTCTCGCTTTAGGCCGTAGTCAGACATAGAGCCAATAACGCTGCGTTGCTCCGAAGGGAGCATCTGCTCCGACTGATGAGCTTTCCTCAAAACCCCAAGTTCATTCTCGAAGTAAGCAATCTTGTAGGCATCATCAAGAGCTTCAGACAAATCAATAGCCTTCTTCTCCAGTAATTTAACGCCCTTGGCTGTCGGACCCAGCACAGCTATATCATCTACTAAAGATTCAACCTGAGCATAGACTCCCTTAGGGGTTAGGCGACCAGTAAGAAGTTCGCGCATGATTCCTGATCTCACAGAATTCATGGCAATACCCAGACCTGTCAATTCAGCTAAATACAGATCCATCTTATCTGGGTCTGTAAGACGAGACCAAGTATGAGACACCGTCTTAGAGAGCATCTTGTCGATCCTGTAAAACCCCTGAGCTGGGCCGAAGAACAACAGGTTGCCCAGAGTGTTTCGTAGAAAGAACCCTACGCTCCCCAAGGTTTTCATAGCCATAGATTTTCCAGTGAGGTTTCTGGCTACCTTGGCTAAAGCCCCAACCGATTGCTCCGAAGTCGTAGCATTCTGAACAAAGAAAGATGGTTGCAACGTCTGCTGGAGAGCTTCCTTCAAGGAAGGCGAGGCATAAAGATACTTCAGAGGGTCATTCTCAGAAAGAGTTCCATCACGAAGGGGCACCCAGTCTGAATACTGGGGGTCATTCTTCATTGTCTCAACATCAACAAGGAACCCTGTTTCTACTCCCACCTTGGCAAGATCGCTTAGGAATGCTTGCTGGGCTGTCAAGGTAGCCACAGCGGAAAAGGTGCGTAAGATCAAATCTGTTCCAGTATCATCCCCCGGTTCACCTGCCCTTCTGACCCCAAGCTCACCAAGAAGATCCCGAATAGGTTTCGGAAGATCTTTCCTTCTTTTCAGGTTCTTCTCCATAACCTGAAACCCAGAAGCATTGAATGAGTCTGGTCTGGTAGGTTTGCCATCATAGCGAGAAAGGAAAATTTTCATCTGTTCCTCACCATATGACCTGCTCCAACCAGTAGCGACAGCCCTTCTTTCAGCCCGCGCCATTTCATCTTCTGCTTCCTTGCGAGCATCTGCATCAGACAAGCCTTTGTTTATGGCTTGGTCATACAAGTGGTCATACTTGGATTTAGTGAAATAACTCATGGCTGCTTCCCTGACATCTGCATACTCAGGGTCTTCCCGAACACGATCAAAGAACGTGGGATCATTAAATCCTTGGTAAGTACGAGTAATGTAAATGCCGCCTGTCTTGTCGATCCGTGCAGCGAGACCAGAACCAATGCCAGAGCCAATAAGCTTCTCCTGCATGGGCCTCAGGAGCTTGTGCCTGATATCTCTAATGTGAGAAGCCAGTTTAGGGGCCGCTTTCTCCAAGTCTTTCATGGCCGCTTTAGTCCTAGCCTCTATCGCAGCAATAGCTGAATCTTCTGCGGCCTCTATCTCAGTATCTCTTTGTTGAGCGGAAGCTTTGCGCTCGATAACTTTGTTCTTAGAAGATAAGTCTGGGTCATTGTCTATAGCCACAACGCGGGCTTCGTGTGCCGCATCAATGGCTGCGATTGCATCACTACTCAAAATATTGCCGTCAACAAACCCCTGAGCGTGAGCAATCACGTCTTGCATGTCCTCAGGGGTGTTATCCCAACCCCCGAAGTAATCATCAACAAGTTTATCCAGTGTAGTCTTGTAAGCTTTGACTAACAAAGCTGCCCCTCTGTTGAACTCTTCTCGATGCTTTATAAAACGCTTAACTGGTTCGCCAACATCCCCTTTAATCAACTTGTTAATCCAACCTTTTGGAGCCTCATACCCCCCGATTTCATACAGAGGCAGCTCAAGAAGTTGGACAAAATTCTTAAACAACTCATCAGGCAACGGAGAAGTAGAAGAGGCCGGAGAAGTAGAAGGGGCCGGAGAAGAACTTGTGAACAGCGGAATAGCCATCCCATTAGCATGCAGATGGCCGTTAGCTGCCTTTGCCGCAGCGTCAACCAGCTCGCGTTTAAGGTCTGAAAGGTTTTCTTCACCCCGACGGAACTTGCCCATTTTGTCAGAAACAAAAGAATCCATCTCTGGTTGTGACATGTCCTGCAACCTAGCGATATCTTGGGTCGTTTCCTTATATGCTGATTCGTCAGAATGGGGGGTTTCGTCAAGGGGGTCGTCGCGGCGAGACTTCAATGACGTTGCTATAGCGTCTTCAAGTTTTTTAATGGGTGGGCTATATATCTTATTGGCCTGACTGATAATCCGCTCATTGTCTGCGTTCCTGACATACCTAGCGTAAGGGAATTTTGCGGAGATAGCCTGCATGCTTCTGCTGTTTTCAGTAAGGTCAAACGTAAATTTGCCGCCCATCATATTTGCCTTCAAAAATCTATACGCAGCTTTCCTTTCTGCGGGCGTTCTATCGTGAGAATGAAGACCCCAGAAAACGTCCCAATTCCTTTGTTCTATTTGCCGAAGAAACTCACCGCTTTGGCGGGATTGGGGGTCAGCTTTGAAAGCTTCAAGGGCTGCTTCTAAATCAACACGTTCTTCTGGTCTGACAAAAATATTCTGAAGCGTGTGCCGATATTCCATTTCTTCCTCGACTGCGTCATCTAGACGAGCCGATAGTTGACGATCAAAATTACCTAATACGTGCGTTTTCATCCGCTCGGAAGATCGAACCGTGAGATCCAACGTATTACTCTGGTAGTCAGCCAGAAGACCATTCCATTCTTCTTCAGAGAGTGTAACAAACTGGCTATCCGCCGGAAGGCTTGCAGCGTTTTGCTCTAAAGTGCGCCTAAACCTTGAAGCGGCATCTTTGATGTCTTCTCGAATCTCCTCCCTGAGATCTTCCTGCTGTTTTAGGGTTTGGGAAACCTGTAGGGTTTGGATAACGACATCAACAGACTCTGCGAGTCCCATCCCATCTCCTCTGGTCTCCCCGTAGAAACGCTGCTGTAGTGCTTTATTTAAATCACCTTCATGCTCAGGGACAAATCCCATATTGAACCAAGATAGAAACCCAGTCGGACCTTTGAGCACCTCATGGCGTACCCTGCTTCCGTCACTCAGTTTAAATGAAGAGGGAAGTCCTACCCGACCCAGATCATGCTGCCTTTTCATGTTAGCGGATGATCCTGCCGAAGTAGTTGTCAGCTCTGTAATCCCTAGATCTTTTTTGCGGGCTTGAAGGGCAAAGAAGACCTCCATAGCAAGGCTACCAGATATGCTCCCCCTGTCAGCAAATACGGTAGTATCTCCACCCCCCAACCCTTTGGTTCGCCCTTCCTGATTTGCGGTAAAGCTACCACTAGGGAACATAGCGTCGATGTCCCAATAACCGGGATACATCGATATGTTTATATACTGCCCCTGAACTACTACTTTATTCTTTAGCTTTTCTTTAGTCTGGTCATCTACAAGAGACTCGTAACTACTTGCGGGCACGATAATATCCGTAGGGTCGCTGTACGGACCTACAGCATCCTGCACTTCTTCAATAGAATCGAAAATAGGGTAGGTTCTGATAGTAACAAAATCCCCTCTGACCTCTGCCATCACAACCCTTTGGTCATTAGATAAGTTTGCACTAAGTTCATTTAGGATTTTTTGGACCCTAGGGCCTGTATCGCTATTCCTATCTACTGATCCCAGATCCGCTAGACTTATTGGTTCTGCGTTGTTGAATTCGTGGAAGGAGTCTACCGTTCCCATGATGGATGCATGGCCCCATCCAGATACCTCAACAGGTAAAATTGGTTCCCCCATTTCTCCGACGAGAGAAAAGCCTGATCTTTCTATTCGTCTTGCCCGCGTATGTGACACTTGTGCAACTGGGCCTTTTGCTGCCAGAAGAGAATCGAAAGGGGAAGCGTCCCCCAGCAGTGAATCAGAGAACTCCGAAACATCGTTTGAAATGGAGATAGTCCCTTCTTCTTCCTGAGGCAAGTGAACGGGCGTGGTGTTTGTGATGTCTGGCACGCCTATTGAGGGGTCAAACCAGTCTCTCTTTTCGCCCTCCCTGCTCCTGCTTTTAAGTATATGTGCGCTCTCGTCGCCCGCTTCTCTAGCCCCGCTGCCTCTAGCCTCTATTCGGTTGCCCCACACCATGCCACCGCCAGTAGGTGAAAAGTAACCGTTTTCAAATTCAGTCACTGTCTCAAGCAGGTTAGAAACACGGGGGCGCATCAGTGGGTCGTCAGGTATCCAAATATCTCCATAGTGTACTTTCACGACGTTGCCGTCTTCGTCTTTTTCAATAATACCATTTTCAACCCACGCTGCCTCCAAGGTGCGAGAGTCTATGGATTGCATGCTTTTTGCAGAATTAACGACTGAGTTTAAAAAATTCTTAACTGTTAGATCAACATTTAGATCATCAGGGAGTGGTTTACGTGAGGGTGTGGACCCGTCCAAGTCATAGTCCTCTGAAGGAGTACCAGCCGGATAATACATACCGTAGGAAAATACTTCAGAAGAAGACCCATTCTTCAGCAGGCTATTGCGAACATTTTCGTAATCGTAAATTAGTCTCTCTCCTCTAGTCCATCCTTGAAGGTTCCTTGGTAGGCGGGGCGGCTTAGGTAAACCAAAAGTAACAGGTATTTCTGTTTCTAAACTCTCGCCACTCGCGATTAAGGCGAGCAGTTTTATTTTTGCGAATCTAAGCTGATTTTTTGAAGTCTCTACAATGCGTCCCCTGATCTTTTCTGCTACGTCCTCCCGCGCATAGGAAGGACTATCTGCAATAATGTCATTAGCTACTCCGACAGAGCTGTATCCAATGACTGTTGTATCTCTAAGTAGGAGGTTGTCTTTATCTGCTTGGGAAAAAGAAACATTAGAGCCATCAGGCCGCACCATCTCGTAGGATAAACTTCGCTTTCCCTCAAGGATATCGGTATAGAAATAACTCGCGGCATGCGGATCTAATTCATAGAGTTCATCCGTCTGAACACTATCCTCAGGCCATATAGGGATAGATATGTTTGATAATTCAACACGACCACCCGTGGTCGCGCCCGCCGCTTCTATATTCAGTGCAATATTTTCTATTTCGTTTGGTTCATAATCATCTTTCAACCCAACATATGTAGGGTGGTCTGGGTCTTCTGTAAAACTAAGGCCCTCCTGCTCGGCCTCGAAGGTTGCGGTTAGACCTAAACTTTGCATTAAGCCGCCTATAGTCATAAGGTACATACCCGCACTATCGCCACTAATATTCGGGAGGTTTGACCCTAGCCTAGCTCTGGTACCTATCTGATTTAATAGCATCCTCTTTAACTCAGCATTAGCGTCGTCATCAACATCATACACCCCACCTATAAGTTTAGGTGGTTCTTGATCTGGGAATGTGAGTCGTTCAAACTGAATAGTCTGAGTGCTATTATCCCACTGCAAATGCCTAGCAAGACTTTGACGATTTTTAATAGATTGAGGCACAGAGATGGGTGCTTTGTCTAAAAGATTTGAAACCGCAGCAAACACCAACAGGTGGTCAGGGATAAGGTGGGCCACGGCATCCCAATCAACGACTTCTGGTAGCAGGACTTTGGTGTAAGAGATTCCTGTGTCGTGGTATTTATCAGTTGATACGTTGCCGTCTCCGACCAAATTCCCCCACCCACCAGCAGCAAGAATAGCAGCACGTTTTTCATCTGTATCGCCACGTATCGAGTCTACGAAAGCCCCCGCCCATGTATTCCCCACATCTATACTCATGGGGTTTCTGGTAGTTGCGAGATACCCCACCGATTTTCTTAACTCGCTAATGTCATAATCTTCCCCCCAGCCGATTCGGAAATCAGCGGGGAAGTAGGTATCGAAGTTTTGACGAACACTTCTATAATCTCTCGCAGCGCGTCTAGAAATTGCACTTGATTGAAGGGTACCTTGTCTTGAGGGTTTTCGGAGCTGTACCGCTAACTCAGCCGTGGGGATCCGAAAGCCGTCTATCCACGCCATAAACTTATCTTGAAGTTGTGTCTGGACGAAGTTGGGGATGCGAGAGGGGGTCAGTGATCCGTCTTCCTCAACTCGAAAACCAAGCCCGATTTTTGAATATAAATCACGCAAGGCCGTAGCCACTTCAGGGGGAAGATCCTTTTCTTCTAAACGCTCTTTAGCTCTGGTTAATTGTTCACGCAGCTCAGGGAGCATTTGTTCGGTGTACCCACCATAATAAGGGCCACCAGCTTTCATCTGCATATTATTTTCTATAAGAAAACTCTCAAACATGTCCTGTGCGGTCCAACCTGCTGTTGCGGCTAGAGCAACCATCTGCGACTTGTCTTGTTCGTCAGCTATGGCAGAAAACAGATCTTCATTTGCGACAGAAAGGTAATCCTGAACGGATGCAGACGGGTTGTCGGGGTCAAAATTTTGTAGGATTGGTGTCCTACCAAACCCAGCTTGTATCGCCCGCATTTCGTGAACCAGTGGGACAAGCAAGGCATCTATAGAGCCATGAGATGCGCTTATGAGACGCCTGTTTGCTACAATCCTGTTAATGACGCCGCTGATATATCTTTTAAGGATAGCCAGCAAGCTGGGGTCACTTTTCCAGAAAGCGATGTCTTCTTCTGTGGTGAACCCGCGAGTTACTTTCTGCAACCGCATGCGGAGTTTTTCTTCCACTAAGCGAACCTTCTCTCGTTTGGCTTCTAGTGCGTCAGAAGAATTCCTTCTTGTAGATGAATCATCTTTATCTCGCTGAGTCTGGTAATACTCGTTGGCAATACTGGCAAAATCAGACTCAGAAAGAGACATTACAACTGTGTTAATGTCGGAGACAGAAAGAGAATTCCAAGAAGCAACGTGGCCGAGTTCCTCATGGATAATAGAGTCTACATATCCTCGTTGACCAAGAGTGTCCATGCCGTCCACCACTTGCATGATCTTGAGGGGGTTGACGTATAAGACGCCTCCTTTGGTATAAGCAGGCGCGACCGTGTTAAAGTCAACTTTAAGGGTAACTCCAAAAGGAACCCGCCCCTTCATAAAGTCCATAAGGTCTGAAAATTCTTCGCTCAAACCAGAATCTGCTAACTCTCGTCGGGCTTCTCTTTTAATAGTGGCCAGATCACGGTCACGATTCTCAGAGTCCTGATCTTGATCTACTGAGTCATCCAAAACGGCGGGCCACTCAGGATCTACCATTGCAACTTTGTCGTCTTTCGTCGGGGTAACTTCCAAAGTGGGGCGGCTCTCTCTGACATCAGAGGTAGCTCGTCGCTCTACATCAACAGCTTCTTGAGCTGCTTCAGCAACAAAAGTTCCAAGGTGGGAAGTTCCACCCCGATAGGTAGTGCGGCTCAGTTCTACTATATCCTGTAGAGCGTCTGAATAAACTTTGACTTCTTTGCCCGTAACCTTGCGGAACATAGAAACCATAGCATCCAGTATGCGCTTGAAGAAACCGCGCTGTCCTTTGGGCGGCTCCATAGTCTTAACAAATTTCTGAAAATCAGGAGACAACAGAAAACTGGTGACAAACTCGTCTATATTTTCCAGCCCAGCTTCAAACACAGGGCTTCGCATTGAGGGATTGCTATCAATATAATTTTTAGAGTAGTAGTCCCGTGCTGCTTTATACAAGTTTTCAAGGCGGCGGCGAGCAGCCAACTGTCTACTGCTTAATTGATTCTCGCCCTTGGCCATCGTGCTGGCCAAGAAAGCGTGGACATATTCTTCTAGAAGAACATTCTCAAGACCGCGACCATTGCTAGTCGCAAGATTGATAGTCACATTATGGACTCCGTTATTCCTCAGGGTGTATTCTCCAGCAAAATCAGCGTGGGTATAGATCATAGAGAACCTTACCTGACGAATGAAGTAAGGGTCTTCTAGCAACAGAGACGCTACCAATCTATGGCTTCTATTTGTGCTGGTTTTTGAAATCGTTTCCAGTGCATTGACAACCGTGTCGGGGTTGCCGTCCTGCAAGCCTAGCCTGCTAACAGCAGCTTCATTAGAAGCTTGGGCTGCTTCCCTCTGTTGTTTTGTAAGATACGAACGAGATAGCCGCCTGATACGCATCCCTTCACCAATGGCGTTGATAAAGTTTTTAGCGTATTGAACAGACTTTGTTTCACCGAGAGATGTTGAAAGCGCAAAACGGATTTGTTCTACAAAATCTGCATCATCAGCGGGGTTCCCTTCAATCAAGTGGAACCCGCTGGTAACGAGAGCATTTCGTAAGTCGAGACCTGATTGGAATTGCTGTTGTTCCAGATTGTGTGTGAATTCCAGAACATTGGATCGTCCAGCATGACTGCCTGTTTCCATCCAACTACCAAGGCGAGCTAAAAGCTCCCTAGTGGGGGTGGACATCAACTCTGAAACTTCAGAGGCAGTTGCATTCTCATACAAAGACTGGCGAGCTAGATCAACTAAAGCCGCTTTAAGTTCTTCATCTTGGTCAATCAATGACACCGCATCGCGGATAGCTGTTTGCGTAGTATCTGAAAAAACTTGTGGGCCAATAGGTTCAACGGAAGGAACTATGTCAGCTTGGTGAGACCCAATATCTTCAGCTTGAACCATAGAGGCTTCATCAAGAACGCCATCTTCATCTAGACTTAGAATACCCCTACTAATAGCAACATCACTTGAACTGCTCTGCTGAGACACATATCTCCCAACAGTGCGGTCCAATATACTTAAAAAGGTAGGCATCTGGTCCCCATCAAAATCAGAATTGTTGAGGATCATCTCATTGATGAAGGCTATCGTGACATCTCTATTAGTTTTGCCGCGATGCAAATGAGCCGGAAGAAACTCCTCCAACCGCTTTCTTGTTTCTGCTGGAGGGCTTGTAACTCTCGATTTGAAAGCACGATTAACGCGGGACACTTTATCGGGGTTTACTACCCTGCGATTATTGACAGTGGCTGTTAGCTCTGGGCCATCACTCAAGAGAAATTGCCTGAACTCAAATAGATGAGCTAATGCCTTGAACTCTCCTACCGCAGCCCAAACAGCCTGTTCCCTATAATTACCTTCTAATTGATTGCCACCGTAAGTTTTAAAATAAGAAGCGTAAGCACTGGGATTACGACTTACGTTTTCTGAGAAAACAGCTAGATCATTAACAATGGTCGCGTGATGTTTGTCATCCGCCCTCAGAACTTTGTCTCCCCCATCTTGGGTTAATGAACGAGACCCTTCTGGTAAAGGTTTTGCGTCAGTAACATCCTGTGTATCAATAAAGGGTAGCCCCCACCAAGCCTGACCAGTGTTGTTGTTGGGTTCAACAGCCCCGAATTTTTCTAATGGGGTAACAGCCGATTCTTTAAGCTGTCTATCGGAAGAAACTTTACGGACTCCAGAAACCCATTTCCCATCTGCCGAAGGCACAATAGCAGGGTTCATGTTTTCTACTCCTTCTGGAATAGGGATCGGGATGCCGTGCGCCAACATTTCCGCCATCAGAACAGGATCGTTATTAAAAACTCCTCTACCATTCCGATCCACAAAACCACTCATCTTTGAGTCTGTTTTGCGTTCTAACGAATAAGGGTCAAAGTAAGTTTTTTTTCTGGTGCTCTTCCAGCTTTCTCCCCCATCTGGTTTGGAAACAGGGATTACTGGGTAGAAAGAATAAGAATATTTGGCCAGAGCGTCCGCTTTCTCTGCGTAACTACCAGTAAGTGGTAGCCCATAAGTTTGGGCGGGTGATAATCTGACGGGAAATCCTTCCGCAGCTAATTTGAAAAAGGCATCCGCTTGTTCCAGACTAGAGAAAACACTGTCTCCTTTCTCTACTTCCTCCGCGAATTCTGGAAAATCAGAAATTGAAGGGGCCTCTATGTCGGGTTCTGCTGTTTCTGCGTAAGGGATAACGCCCTGCGCCCGATCAGTAAGAGGATCTATTAAGATATGTTCACCAGATTCGGTAACGACAAGCTCCATCTGGTCAGCACCAAGCCTTCTGGAAATTTCTCTAGTGGCTTGACTGGACAAAGAGGACATAGCGTCGCCCGCATCAACGGGGTCAGCATCTGGCACACTGTCAGGAACAATGTCTTCAAATTCCATGAGCATCTGCCCATTGATATCTGTAGAGTAAGGGAGGTTCATTTTTGAAACCTCTGCCTGTAATTTTTGTTGTCCTTCTTCTGTGCTTAAAGCTGTATCTAAAACACGGATTAGTTCAGTAGGATCTGTGTCGTCTTCCTCCTCCAGAGGGGTCGGGGGTGGCGTCTCTTCTGCTGCTCTTGCTGCCCCCACAGGGTATAGGGTTGGCAGCTTGGCTCTGACAGCAGCTCTCCACTGCTCTCTGTCTGGGGGGAGTGGGAAATTATTGGATTCCCACTCGTCTATAAGATTTTTTTGCTCTTCAGTGATTACTCCGTCAGGGGCAGGGACGAGAGAGTCATACGCTTTTTCAAATTCCTGATAAGATTGCTGAAGAGCAAACTCACTAATAAGCAGGCTATTTGTTTCTGGAGTTAAGAACTCTTTAGCCTCAGAGAGATCTCGCATCATCTGCTCGCGGTCTTCGGCAAAATCACGGGCCTGCTGGGATTCCTCCCTGCCCATTGGGGTAAGCTGCCCGTACTTCTCTCTAAAATTGGTATACCAAGCCTGTTCTGTGTCGGGGGCTGCGGTTTCTTCGCCGGGGATCATACCCGACACAAATGCTTCTCTTTCGCGTACTGGTGTCCTGAGGAGATTGCTTAATTGCCGCCCAGCTAAAGGAAGACCAACCGATTCAAGTCTTTCTTGTAATCCAGTAACAAAATCTCGTTCGATACGGGCCGCAGTTTCGTATTGTAAAAAACGATCAGTCTTTATCGTCTCACCAATTTTCTGGATAGCAGGAGACCCAGAACCGAGAACAGCCCCAATTCCTCCAGCATAAAGTGACTGCCCAACAGCCTCAATAAAGGGTGTGTTTTCATTAAGAACAGCGTCTTGTACGATCCCCGTCAAAAATTCATCAATAGTTTCTTCCGTAAACTCATTAAACGCGCCCCTGAAAATGGCTTTAGCCGCCCCATACTTAGCTGCTTTTAATCCAGTCAGACTTGCAAGCATTTGTTCGTTAATGCCATCGGCAATTTTGCTTGCTACTTGGCCTTTTCCGAGACCTTTAACATTCCCCATAGATTTCACGAGAGACACGGCCTGCTTGAAAGACATCCCTTTTAAAAGGGCATCTTCAATGCCGCCGCGCCCCATAAAACTAAAAGCACTAGTTACAAAACCAGTGATCGCGCCAGCAGTTAAAGCGCCTCCTAAAGCTCTGTCGTGTATCTCTTCATCACTGAGGTCTGTTGTTTGTTGCAACTGGTAAGAGATGGAGCCATAAGTTGCCGCACTAGACCTATTAGCTGCGGTAAGGAACACAGCAGAAGAGGTTCCAATTTTGTGTGCCAAAGCACTATTATAGGCTCTCACAGCCGCCATCGCCCCTTTTTCGGCAGAGCCTGCCACAGATTCCCTAATAAGTTTTTGAGCTATGAGGTTTTTGGCTACCGTTGTTGCCCCTTCTTCTGCGGTCACACGCAAAGCGCCAGAAGTGAGCGTTTTCAAAAAGCCCATCACTGTTAATCGAGCGCCTTGTTTAGCAGCCAGATAAGCTGCTCCACCCGTTCCCGCTGCTGGAGTTGTTACAAAAGCCAGAGCTGCGGTAGCAGCAAGGTCAACAGTAAGGGGGGCGATGGCTTCTCCAACATCCTGCCAAAAACCAAACTCTTCCCCAAACAGGCCAGCGACTTCTCTCCGCAACTGATTGCGGGCAGTCGTTTTAACAAGAACATCTTGGGCGAATTCATTCCCAGCCATAGCAGGGATGGCCGCTACCATTGAGGTGAATGCATCTAGGATAGACCAACCTATGCCTTTGGCTCTTTCTGCAAACTCGCTAAAGTTATCGGGGTCTTCTAGGAAGTCATCGAGGATCTCGTGGTTTTGCTTTCTGGCTATTCTTCCTTCGGTCAAAGCATCCTGCCATATATCCGCTTTGCCTGAACTCAGCAGAAGCTTGCTTACATTTAGGAAATTATTATCTAGCCAAGCAGTTCTTGATTGTCGGAGACCCTCTTTAGTTTCGTCGTCTATGTCTGGGCGAGAGTCCAGCATCTTATTGAAGACAGACTCCTTGGCCATTGCATTAGGGTGGATAGTGGGTCCAAGAAATCCATAAGTGCGGATGTTTTTGCCAAGCTCGTCATCATCATCGTGGAACTCAAACTTACCTCTATTGTTAGCACTTGTAAGTAGTGCCTGCGCGTAAGCTTTTCGCACTTCATCCAGAGAGAACTCTTCGCCAGCGGTAACCCCTTCGGCGGTATTCAGCCGTTCAGCAAGGTGTTTAATGCTGTCAGTTATATCTGCACTACCTGCCCCCCACACTTTGTCTGATCGCTCGATGGCTTTACCCACACCACTCTCAGCAACGTATTCTTTGATGTTCTCTCCTTTTACAATAGCCTTACCTGCTTCAATCAACTGACCAGTCCCTTCAACAACAGCTCCTTTGACAAAGTTCAGCATCCACTGCCACCTGTCGTTGCGATCATGTTCTCTACGAGCAAGTCTATTGGCGTGCCCTTCTACCTGATAACCAAAAGATTCATCTTCTTTGGTCAGTGCTACGATCATGTCGTGGGCTTCTTTAAGCCGCTTAAAATGGTAAAGAGGGATCTCTGTTCCTTTGACATTAGACAGCTCTTGTTGTGCAAGATAAGCATCTGCAAGAGTGACTCCTCCGTCTTTAGATTCTTTCAGGCCCTGTAGTAACCCCACCTCAGAGGCGCGGCTACCTGCTATTAACTTTTTATTACCCTCTTCATCAAGGACTGTGGCGAACGCTAACTCCCCACTATTCACCATAGCTTTTTTGACATCATCAAAACGGGAAGCAACTATAGGCTCTAGATTAGCCTTAGCCGCAATCAACTTATCCCGCGTTTCCTGCTCCCCACCACGGGGGTCTTCAGCAATAACTTTGGCTAATGCCTTATAGCGAGTTAAGGCTTTCCAATCATCATCTTCATAACCAATGCTAGATTGGATAAGATTAACTTTCCTATCGAAGCTAGGTTCTACGCCTTCATGCAAAGAAGCAAAAAAGTCTGTGTCTTCGGGGTCAGCTAACTTTTCTTCCACCAAGGAAAACGCCAAGTTGTTTCTGATCTCCGATTCAAGTTCGGTATTGTATTGCTTGGCATCAATGAAGCTTTCCCTTAGATAATCAGTATAGGCAACTTTGCTTTCAATAGCGTCGTTGTATGTATTATCTACCGCCCATTCAGAATACGGTTTTACGTCAACGGGAGACTTCTCATTCTCGTCTTCTCCGAGAAGAAATTTTAAATCAGACATAGCTGAAGTGATAGTGGATTGTTAAAAGGCGATTATCAGGTGCTTATTAGATCACGAATTGAAACATCGCCAGAAGTGGTTTTTCTGGTTTTGGGTCTAGGGTCTGGATTAAGGCTGCGAAATTCTCTGTTCATGCTTCTGAGCGCAGCACTATATAGGTCTCTGGTAGAGAATTTACCCAAGGTTTCACTACCCAAATTCTTGTTGAGATCCCGCATAATTTCCTCGATTACGGACCTGTCCAAGTCATCAATGTTAATGTCTTGGGGGGTTTCGGGGTCTTTACCTTCCGTAATAATGTTTCCGTCTTCGTCTGTTTCAGGGAGAAATTCTTTAGTAACAGCCCCGATTCTAAGCAAAGCATTTTGATGTGCTCTTAGATTTTGTCGTCTTTGGTCTGTGAAGCGTTTGATTTCTGCGGCTTCCGCTTTCTTTTCTTCTTTGTCCTGCGCGGCCCTCTGCCTCGTTTTGAAAAGATTGGCCATATCTTTATATACTGACGGATAATCTACCTCGCCTGAACCATCACCAAAATGTTTCTCCACCAATTCATCAGCGCCTATCTGACTCAACGTATGAGCTAGGCCCCATTTCCGATTCTCCTGACTTCGGGTGTCTCTTTCTTTATTGTGGTCTGCCTGTATAGAATTAGTGGCAGACTGGAACATATTCTGGAGAACAGGGCTATGAGCTAAAGTGCTGGAATAGCCCATAGCTAAAGCGTTTACTTCTTTTACCCTGTCGAAAGGATCTTTGCTGGGATTGTTGACAATCCCCGTAAGCTTATCGGTTACTTCTGGGACAATCTCCAAAGCTGCTGTTTGCTGCTGGGCGCTTCGGCGTGCGTTCCCTAACTCAATCTGCGCTCTCTCATAAGCCATGTCCTGTTGTTGCATCCCCATAATCTGGTTTTGCAGTTGCATGGTGCGTTGTTGCGCTGGGGCCACCAGCTCGTCATGGAGTCCCTGTATCTGCCGGAACTCAGAAGCTCGCATACCACTTACAGGAAAAAACTGCGAACGAAGCGGGGCTATGTCAGAATTAAAATCAAGAGCCATAGCTTCAGTAGTTAGGTGCTGTAGGTGATTGATTTTGTTTCTTGCGCCTATTTATAATGTCCTGCGCTGCGTCTATAGCGTCACTTTCTAGTTTATCTCTTCGGGATGCTACATCAGCAGCTTCAGCCTGTTTTGCAAGTATGCGGCCACGCTGTTCCTGAGTAGTAACTCCGGGTTCATTCATCCCTGCTGCAGCAGCCGCACCAAATAATTGGTTGGCTTGTCCAGCAGCTCCTGAGCGGCGAGCAGCACGAGCTGCGCGGCGTAACGCCCCAGATCTGGTGCCTAGTTCGACAGGTGCGCGACGCAACGAACTGCCAGCGCCCAGAGCGGCACTTCTAGAAGGATCGTTTTTCCTCTTAACAGCTTCTATAAACGAATCTTCATTCGCAAAATCTTGTAAACGCAAACCTCCAAGGGGCAATCCTTTGATGCTTTCACGAGCAAGTTGGCGAGGGGTCTTTTCTTTTTCGGGAGGATCCGCATCAGGTTCCCCCGTAGTTTTTTTGTCTAGTGCTTTTTTAGCTGCTGCTAATGTTGATGCAGCCGGAACCAAGCCAAAGGGGTTTGCTTTATGTGCCATCCTCGCTTCAATTTCTGCTCGTTTAGCGTCGTGTCTTTCTTTGCTTTCTTTATAACCCCTTAGTAATTCTTGGCGTTCAAAAGCTCGCGCATCTTCTCGTTCAGAGACGCTGAGTTTCCCGTCGCCATCACTGTCAAATGCAAGGTCGCCGTAAGCTTTAAGTCTTGCCGCCTCTTGCCGTTCTGGTGAAAAGCTTTGTTTTCGTTCTCGCGGCGGGCCGAAAGCTTTAAGTCTTGCCGCCTCTTTCCCCTCTTGCTGATATGGTGCAATGTCGCTTGCGGGGCCTGTTACAGACCTCCCCATAGGGCCAAAAAACTTGGGTTTAGGAGCAAAGTCGTCACTATCATCTTCAGGTCGCCCGCCAGCAGTGCTCCTAATCAGGTCGGTCTCTATTTCCTCATACGTTTCACCGTCTTCTTTACCTTCGGTTAGCTCCCGAACGGTCGATTCAAAATCAACTACAGGCCCTGTGGGGACTACAGAAGGCTGGAAAGCCTCAACAGTTGCTGTGCCTACTGCTTTGCCTGCTTCTGGAACTGTTTCGGTGACAAACTTACCAGTGCCTTCAAGTATATCTCCAACTGACGGTCCTGTCGCACCTGTCCCTTGAGGCCGAAGTACCCTCACGTTTTGCTTCCTTTTGTCGTCAGCTTCTTTACGCTCTCGCTCCTCCATGACCCTCTTCTTCGGCTCGGCAGCACTCGATTCGGCCTCCGCGCCTCGACGCAGTTGACGAGCCATCGGGTGTAGGTATTTTGCCGCAGGGTGTCCTCCTGACCGCAAGGCTGTCTCTGGTAGCCTTGCTATGGATTTGAGTAATGCTCCCTTAAAATCTAAGTCTTTGAACTCGTCTTCGTCTCCGTTAGCCATGCGTTATAAAGATAAAAAAGTAGCCTACCCTTATTGGCTCTTACTGTCAATTCCAGCAATAGAGCTAACGGGGCGTCAAGCAATCTGCGAAATGGCGCGATTTCGCAAATTGCAAAACCGACTTTAAAAAGTCCTCTCTAATACATGTGGGCACATTGGACTCTCCAATATGCCCATGCGTTTTACAGAAGACTTTTTGCTAAGAGATCATGCTGGTCTCTGGATTTTCTAGAGCTTTCCCTAAAGACTGTATTGTAACCCGCTTCCTGAATTTTCCTTCCTCGCCCTCTTTTGGGGGGTCGATGGCAACCAATCCTAAACGCTGACGAGCACAGTCTAACGCAAGGAACGCAGCATCCGCTAAGTCGGGACTCCTGCCAAACCGTGCTTTGAAATCGGGTTTTGGTTCAATCTTCACCTTGAGGGAACCAGTTTTAACCATGTCGTAATTGCGGGCGCACATCTCTTGGGCAAGGTCAGAACTGACTCCATACACCTGCTTCGTCCGCATAAGTTCTTTACCTACAAACCATAACTCAGAAACACGGTTAGTGTAGAGTTCCTCGCCTGTGAGCTGACTGTTCATAGAAACACGCTTATCGGATGCCTTACCCCCGAATGTCACGCGCATGAAATTGGGTGACCACTCGCCCGCTAACACATCGCAGAACGGGGCACCCGCACCAGTAGAGTCAACCGCCACATTTTCAGGGCTAACACCCTTGCTCTTACAGTGGTCAACAATCTGCTTAACAATCTGGTAAGTTCGCGGAATAGCCTTGTTTGTCGCATCGTCATTAAGATGGATCGCATCTGTGAACTGGAAAACGTATTGCCCATTTTTGGCGTATCCTACTTCGGCAATAGAAAGAATCGTCCTGTCGCCCCCATTAGTAAATGCGGGGTCAATACCCGCAACCTTAGTAGGTTTATTTTCCCACTCAACTTTACCCATAGCCCCACTTTTAGTGAGTTCGGATTCCCCATAAATCCCTGTAGTTTCATCGCTATCAAAAAAGACAGCCCGAACCATTCGCATATAGCCGCGAGATTCCGGCCCCAACAGAAGTCGGTCTTCTTCCAGCTTGGCCGCAGTAGGGAGCCAAGGGTATTTGACTTCCCCTAGAAGGACATTGGGGCTGCGCTCCCCATCAAGGCGTAGATAATTACCGCCCCATTTGGTCTCCCATTCGTCGGCTGTTTGTATGTCTACAGAGTCCCACCCGTTTTTCGGTTCTGACCACACTCCAAAAGCATCGAAACGTGAGTTCGGGTTAGACATCCCGATCATTTGGAAGAACGGGTTCTTAGATAAGTTAGTCAGTCCTGCATTAACAATCGCCTCTGAAAGTTCGGATAGCTCATCGCCAATAAGCAAAACACGTTTCTGTTTAATACCAATGAACTTACCAACAGCTTCACGGGTTTTACTTTTCTCAGCGGCGATAAGAGACAAGCCAGCTCTCTCAATAAGGATGTCTCGCTCATCTACATAAGACGCATTACCGATTGAATCCCGAATCTTGATCGGTGCTCCCTCAATCACGGATAACAAAGACATGACTGATCCCCAGATTCGCTTACGCGCTTCTCGCAATGTAGTCGAAGTCATTAAGACCAGCGTGTCCCGTGGTTGTGACAGCCAGTTAATGATTCCCCAAGCAGCCATCGTGTGCGATTTCCCAGACGAAGCTGACCCGCCGATAGACAGGTATTTATTTTTCAAGGCTGCACGAATCATCTGTTCCGCCCAAGGATGCTTTATCATCATTGGCTCTGGTAGATCCTCGTGATTCCAGAGTTCGTCGCACAACCTCCAAAAATAGTACTCCTTCGCGATTATTTTTGGGTGGTGGGCAAACCCATATAATAACGCAGTTACTAAACTTGTTGGCGGGATTAACAAACCACCAATATCCATCCTCTTTGTTTTAGGGTCGATACGTGGTTCGAGAACACGCTTGCGTTTATTTGGGTCGGGAGGCATGATTAAATCAGGTTCAACTTTACTGTTAATAGCATGGGAAGCAAGAACGATGGGAATAACGAAATAGTCCAAGAAGCATTAAAACTTAATGCAGAAGGGATGACCAATGCTGCTATTGCCAGAAGGCTGGGTGTTCACCAAGGGACCGTGAGGAGATGGTTCCGAAAATTGGGGTTACCCCCAAAAAGGGCAGGCTTTAAGCTGCCCGACAAAGATACCGACAAAGACAAGCTGAAGGAAGACCTTGAAGTTCATCTGGAAGAGATGACACAGGAGGCGGCAACTGCCGCCAAGCTCGCCGCAAATAAAGAAGAAGACAAAATCCTTGCGGAGATTGCTGAATCACAAAACTCCCCCGCCGATAAATACCAACACTACGTCGCGGCGGCGGGAATTAAACTTCTACGCGACAGCATGATGTCCATTAAGGGGCCGAAGACTGTGCGCGAAATGTCAGAATTAGATCAACTTATCAGAAGAAACCTTGGCTTGAACGCCAAGACAGGCGGCGGCGGAAGTCGCATGCAGATAGACATATCCATACTTAATAATTCAAAGGCTGATAAGGGTGATGGCTCGCTGGACAAGATGAAGGGTAAAACCATAATCGACGTGGACCCCAGCGATGGCGATGTGGAACGATAGATTTAGTATAGATTTTGATGGGCCGGAAGACACGGAAGGTCACTTAACTCTTAGTTTGTTGGGCGAATTATCAGACGCTTACATCGGAGTTATATACCACCCTAACGGACCTCCTATATCTTGTTACAGCCACCCTGTAGCCGCAGCAATACTGTCTCATAGCTGGAACATATCTAAAGAAGCAGCTTCCAATTTAATTGACTACCTTGCTAAAAATGCTAAAGGTAAGTCAGCTCCGGCATTCCTTAAAACATAATGGGCAATGTTTTCTCAGAGACAACCACTTGTAGACCCTCTGGTATTACGTCGCAAAGATCTTGGAGAGAACAGGTTTACATACCGTGTTACACAAGTTAAAGGGCGCTTTTACAGAGTAATCCCCTCTAGCTGGAGGGAAGTTTTCTTTGCCCAAACACTAATCAAAGGAGAGAGCCTTGAAGTCTCTCCTGATGGAGACGGTTTCCTTATCCGAGAAGACTCTATGCCTAGTCTACCCCAAAAGAAATGAACACTGAGCAGCTCCTTGCAATCCACGAAGAAACCTCGAAGCTGGCGCAGGACATAATGCGTCAAAAAAACTCTGACTACACAGGGGGTTCCGAAGCTACCGACGCACTTGAGAACTTCAAGGCATCCCGATCACTGGGCCTGCACCCTGTAACCGGACTCCTGCTTCGTGTTCAAGACAAGCTGATGCGGATTCGCTCATTCGTAGCTGACGGTGAGTTGCGGGTGGTAAACGAGTCAGTAGAAGATGCCTGCGACGATATCGTTAATTACGCAATCCTTTGTAAAGCTCTCTTACGAGAAGAAGCAGAAACCAAGAAACAGTAAACGATGGACATAAATATTGTTAGAGAAGTGCGTAGAAAAAAGTGCGCCTCCGAATGTCGGGAACTTGCGAACTGGTTGCTCGACAGAGCTAACCTATTAGATAGGGAATTAACAGACGATCAAAACACCCTGATTGCTCTGAGCAAACACATTGGCCGCATGAGAGCGGACATAGACCAATCTGGTTGGGCTACAGTGGCAGAACAGCCAAGCCAGTTTCTGTTGGCGCAGAAATGATCGTTGGTGTTGATAATGGACTAGACGGAGGGCTGTGCGCTATTGCGCGGTTCGACGGTAGCCTTATCGACAGGATTGCGATGCCCTGCCAACATCGTAGCAAGAAACGAGAGATTGATATCCGAAAAGTTAATCAGTGGTTGTCTGACTTAAACACCCCTTTTGTTTTAGCCATCGAAGAACCACTGGCGCACGCAAAGAGTTCACAGGCCGTCCGATCAATGGCTATCTCATTTGGTAAGTTGTTGGGTATGGCTGAGTGTAAAGGGTATGACGTTGCGCGAGTTAGTGTGCAGAAATGGCAAAAGAAAATGCTGGGTTTTATCCCCAAAGGTATGACCAAGATAGCTGCTTTAAATACAGCGGAGCGCATGGCCCCTGCTGAAAACTGGCTGAAGAATAAGAGGTGCCGCACACCCCACGATGGGATAATTGATGCGTTCTTGATTGCACACTACTACCGCAACAGTCAGGAAAAAAACTGAATTGTATTGTGTTCGGGAGCGGCCTGTGGTAAAGCCACTACTCATGCCGCACTACACCAGACCTGAACATGTAGAACAATACTTTGAACGGCACTCTATACCTGTTGCCGAAAAACCTTCTTTTTACTGGAAGGCGATCCAACCAGCTATCGAGCTGGGATTTATTGTAGGTCAATCGGGCGATGGTGACATCGTCATAATTACCCCGCACAGGCATCGAAAGGTCTACCGTGGTTTTAAAGCCACAAAATACCATCTAGGCATGGTCTTGATGCACGCCATGCTTAGTAACCCAATACACTAATGAAAACACCTTACCCAAGGCAACAGGATCTCATTGACTCCTTCGTTCAGAAACAAGAAGCCGGATACAACACCTGCGACACATCACATACTGGCGTAGGCAAAACTCTCATAGCCTGCATGATGGCCAAGAAACTTAACCGCCCCGTAGCGGTTCTGTGTCCGAAGGCAGTTATACATGCGTGGGGGATGGAGATGGACGAATGCGAAGTAGACGAGCTGTTGTTCATCCACAACTTTGAAAAGGTCCGCACTGGGAAAACCCCCCACATGAAGAAGAGTGGCAAGAAGATAATGAAATGGCGGTTGCCTGAAGACACTCTGGTCTTGGTAGACGAAATCCATAAATGCAAAGGGCCATACACCCAGAACGCGCAGCTTGTGATCTCGCTGATCCAACAGGGATACTCAGTGCATGGGATGTCTGCTACAGCAGCCGAGGATCCGACCGAGATGAGGGCGTTGGGGTACATGCTAGGGCTGCACTCTTTAAACAAAGCAGAAAACGATTTGAATAACTGGTACACTTGGATGTTACGTAACGGGTGCCAGCAAAATGACTGGGGTAAATGGGAGCTTGTTAAACGGTCGTGCCTGCCTGCGATAAGGGCAGAGATGTATGGGAAAAACGTAAAGCGTCTTACAGTCGAAGACTTCCCAGACTCGTTCAAAGAAAACAGAGTAATCACAGAACCTGTGGAGTTTAGTAAGGCTTCCAAGATACGTTCCGCTTACAAGAAAGCGGGCATCACACCGGACATCGTGGAGCAATATATCGAGAATGGGACGGTGGAGGACAGCGACTATATGCTGGTAAACATACTCCGTGCTCGCCAATTAGCGGAGTCATTTAAGATAACTGATCTGGTAGACATGGCGGAGGATCTTGTGTTGGAGGGTAAGAGCGTAGTTATATTCGTAAACTTCTCCGACACGGTGCAGACACTCTGTCAGAATCTAGGATGCGATAGAGTAGAGGGGGGTCAGTCAGCAGAACAAAGGCAGGAGGCTATCGACAAATTCCAACGTGATGAGACACACGTCCTTGTGGTGAACATTGCAGCAGGAGGGACGGGCATATCTCTTCACGACACTAATGGGAAAAGACAAAGAGTATCGTTGATCTGCCCATCGTTCTCAGCTA